TAGGTTCTGGTGGTGGTGGTGTTAATATTGCAGACTATCTAATGCCGAATTGGACAGATTCTGCCGGAATTATCCATAGAGGATTAATTGATAAAGAATATTCTGCGGAATATGCAAAAAAGTTCCCAGATGCAGTTGACAAGGTTCACTTGATGTCTCCTTCTGCTTTCAAATCTGAAATGTATGAAGCAATGATTGAATTAATGAACCAAGATAAGATAAGTTTTACTGCTCCTTATGATAATAAAGGATATTTGACTGTATTTGATATTGATGAAGAAAAATTAAACAAAGCAAGAGAATCTATTACTAGGGAACTTAAGAAGCAGAAACTTAATGAAAAAGAATTTGAAGCAAAGCTGAATGATGAACTTGGAAAGATTCAATCTGTAAATACAAAAATGATTAAATTGGATTGGCAAGACGAAATTGCATTGGCTAATATGGACGCTCTTAAAGAAGAATTAGTAAATATGGTTCGTAAGAAAAGAGAATCCGGTAAAGACTCATTTGAACTTACTCCTGAAAAAGCCAATAAGCTTCACGATGACAGGGCTTATACAGCGTGTATGGCTTCATTTGCCCTGATGTGTGAACGAAGAAAAAGTATTACACAGAGAAAACGTCAATCTAATACAAATGACCTAGTATCACGCTTACCAATACGTCAAGGTAAGCGTTTTTCTATGTATAATTAAAAAGGAGGTGTGCTAATAATGGCGCAAACAAAAGAAAAGGTGTCTGGCACACCTTCACGTACCGCAAGTGAAATTAAGGAATGGTACGAACAAAATTATAGTAAAATACAAAAGTTTGAAAAGATTCAAGAGGCATTAAAGCTTATTGACCCAAGTAAAACTACATCTAGAACTTATTCTACTTTTGATAAAACAAAGCTAAGAACTTATATGAAGAATCCAATTGGACAATATAAGAATTTAAGAAATCTCAGTAGATATCTTTATTACAGAAGTAGTGTTTACAGAAGACTTATTTGGTTTAATGCAACTATGATTGATACTAATGCACGTTCTGTAATTCCAATCATTGATTTAAAAAAAGGCGGAGATAAAGATAAAGTATTAAAAAGTTATTATGAAACGCTTGTTGTATTAAATAACATGAATCTTCAATTAGAGCTTCTTAAAGCTTATGTCACTGCATGGAGAGACGATGTATTCTTTGGTGTAGCATTTTATGATGATACCGGGTATTTCATTTTGCCATTTGATGCAGATTACGCTCGTATAAGTGGTGCTTATATTACCGGAGACCTTGCATATATGGTAGATATGTCTTATTTTACAAAACATGAAGATATGGTTGAATGGATTGGCGAACCGTTTAAGTCTATGTATTCGGAATATCAGAGAGATACAACAAATAATCGTTGGCTTCCAATGCCGGATGAATATTGTGTCTGCTTCAAGGTAAATATTGATGACCACGAAGTACCTCTACCACCTTATATGAATTTGTTCAATTCATTAATTAATTTGGCAGACCTAGAAGATATTCAAGCAGTTGCTGATGAACAGCAGATTTATAAAATGATTACTGCTACTATTCCATTGATTAATGGTAGTGAAGACCCAGATAATTTTTCTGTAGACCCAAATACTGCAATCGACTATTATAACAAACTTGTAGAATCATTACCTGACTATATCACTGCTGCTATTACACCAATACCATTGGATGTACTTACTTTTGGTGATGACCAAGCAACTGATGTGAATAAGATTGAGAATGCAACCAAGACAGTATTTAATACTTCCGGTGGCGCTCAATTGCTGAACTCATCTTCCATCTCTGGTACAACTGCTTGGCAAGGAGCTATTAAATTTGATGAAAAATATGCTACTGCTTCTCTTCTACCTCAGACACAAGCTTATCTGAACAGATTCCTCGCATACCATGTGTCTAACCCAGCAAAAGTTAAAATGTTAGAAACCTCGCCATATACAAAGAGCATTTTGAAGAAAGAATTATTGGAAGGAGCAACTTACGGACTTCCTACCGCTTTAGCTGTCAATAATCTTAATGGATATAATGAATTGGAAACATTGAGTTTAAATTTCTTACAAAATGATGTTTTGGGTCTAACTGCTTCTTTTAAACCATTACAGTCTAGCCATACTACTTCTAACAATGGAAATGAAGGCGGTGGTCAGACCAAAGATATTGGTGGTGCTGACGGATTAAGTGATGACGGTGAAGCTAGTCAAGATAAGAGAGACAAGTCTAATGGTTAAGGAGTGATTGGATGAAATACAATTTTATAAAGACCACTGATGAGGTCACAAAAGAAAACCTTCTCAAAGAAGGGTTCAAACTAATTTCACAAGATGGGAGTGTCTATACATTTTTAAATGACCGCACTCTCACTTTTGAAGATAAAAACAACAAAATACAGTATAGCAATATGCTAACATTTTAACTCCTTTCTTTTCGAGGAGTTTTTATTTTTTGCAAAAATTCTTTGTTTAAACAGAGAAGTAATATATAGGCTTTCTCCAATGTAACGAATGATTGGGTATGTTCCAATCACATTGTTGAAAATTTGATTGGGCGTGGCGAAAGGTTACGCCCTACTTATACTAAGGAGGAAACTATGTCTTACAATAAAGAAACTGGTATGTATGAAGGTTATATATACAAGATTGTTAATGATGTAAATGGAAAAATTTACATTGGACAAACAAGAAGAGATGTTGATACTCGTTTTAAAGAACATTGTAAAGGTGCAAATATAACCAATAAAAAGAAAATTCAAGTTATAGATTATGCAATAAACAAATATGGAAAAGATAATTTCTCAATGGATGTTCTTAAATTTTTGTCTTGTGAAACAGAGCCTCAATTATTAAAAGAGTTAAAACAACATGAAATTTATTATATTGAAAAATACAATTCAAGAAATAATGAATTAGGTTATAACATTACAAAAGGTGGAGATTCGTGTGCATACTATCAAGAAAAAGCAGTTTGGCAATACTCTAAAGATGGTGAATTTATTAGAGAGTATAAATCGTTAAATGAAGCCGCTTTATATAATAATCTTAGCAAACAAGATATAAGCCATTGCTGTCATAAGACGAGAGGTGTATGTGTCGGTGGTTTTATGTGGTCATTTAAAGGAGAGTCATATAGGACTGATACATATATGAGGAATAGAAAAGTGTTCAAATATGATTTAGAAGGTAATTTAATTGAAATATATGATTGCATTAATGATATAACAGATAACAAAAAATTAAGACACAAAATAACAAATTGTTGTAGTGGCTATACATATAATATTGATGGTTTTGTATATAGATATATGAATGATGCTTTTAATAAATTTCAAGTATTACCTAAAAAACAAGGTGGACATACTATGCAAAAATGTCCTGTAATTCAATATGATTTGAATTGGAATATAATAAACAAATTTAATTCAATAAAAGAAGCTCATGAAATTACAAAAATAAACAAATGTGGCATAACAGATTGTTGTAAAAATAGACGAGAAAGCATCTTTAATTATCGGTTTCAATATGATTTGAAATAAAATTAAGAAAGGAGGAAGTATGAGTAAGAAGAAAAAAATTATGACTATTTCTGATTTATATAAATTTTGTATAAAAAATAATTTTTGTCATTTTAGCTCTGCAACAAATAACGAAGAGTTATGTGTTCAAATGCCGGCAGTTTTCGAAAAAGAAGAAAATGCGGATAAGGACAAAGAAGGTCTTACTCCTTTTGTAGCAAAAGCTTATCATGACCACATTAATCTTAATAAATCAGAAATCAAACCGGAAGTTTTAGAAAGTACTCTTCCATCAGCAATGCTACGCCCTATCTTAGCCAGTATCATTACTGACGAGGAAACTGGTGAAAAAGATTTTGGTGCTCACGATTTCGTATTCGAAGAAGACAAAGATGGAAACGAGAGAATCAGATATATTGAGCAACCAGTTGGTGTAATATTTGGAGACAATACCATTGAGTATGATGAAGATGATGGGGTTAATAGAGCTATTTTGCATGGTTACTTATACAATGAATATTGTCAAGATGCCGTGGACATTATGAACAGAAGAAAAACTGTAGATTGTAGCGTCGAATTATCAATTAGAGAAATGAGCTTTAATGCTGCTGATAAGGTTTTAACTTTGGATGATTTTTATGTATCTGGGTTAACTTTATTGGGTTCTAAAGTGCAACCTGGTATGAAAGGTAGTAAAGTAACCATTGAGGATTTCAATAAAACAAATAACAGTGTATTTTCTAATAATGAAAAGTTGATTGAACTTTTAGAAACGCTTAACAATACGCTTTCTAATTTCAATAAAGAAAAATTAGAGGAAGGAGGAAACGAGACAAACATGAATAAATTTGAAGAACTTTTAGCCAAGTATGGTAAGACCGCCGAAGACATCACGTTTGATTATACTGAGTTATCAGACGAGGAGCTTGAAGCGAAGTTTGAAGAATTATTTGGTGAAAATGTTGATGAAACAGATGATGTAGACACTTCAAATGAAGATGGTTCTGGTGACGAGCCTTCCGACAATGACGAAGGTGATGATATTGCTGATGCAAATGAAGAAGTAGAGGAAGAACCAACCGAAAATCTAACAGAAGAACAAACAGAACAGTTCGAAAAGATGGTACGCACATACGAGATTAGCCACGATGATATTCGTTATGCTCTTTACAATCTTTTGGGTGTATACGAATCCGCAGATAATGAGTGGTATTTTATTTCTGCTGTATATGATAGTCATTTTGTATATGAAAATTGGACTGGAGAAAAGATTTACGGACAAGCATATACAAAAGATGGCGATAATGTAGATTTTGATGGAGACAGATACACTCTACATAGAGAGTTATTAACTGATTCTGAGTATGCGGAACTTTGTTCTATGCGTTCTAACTACTCTTCTATTATGGCTGAGTTAAATACCTATAAGTCTGCCGAAGCTTATGCTGATAAGATGAGTGTATTTGAAGATGACGCTTATACTGACTATCTTGAAACTGAAGAATTTAAGGCACTAATGTCTGATGAAATTATTAATCAGTATTCTAAAGAAGAACTTGTAGAAAAGGCAGATGCTACACTTGGCAAGCTTGTTAAGAAAAACAAAACTTTCTCTTATACAGAGAAGCAGAACAAGACAAACAAAATCAATTTTGCTATTAAGGACACTTCTGATGAAGAAAAGAAAGCATATGGTACTTTGTTTGATTAATTAAATTAATTTGTGGAATAACCCACTACTATTACTTTGAGCATCCTAAACGATGCTCTTTTTATTTTAAAAAATTTTAAAGGAGGACAAAAGAATGGCAACAAGTTTTATCAATTTTGATAACAAACACGCTGTAGCTGAAAGCACAAATCTTAAGGCTACTATTGTTGGAAACATTTGGAGTGTAAAGGCTACTGATGATATCGACAATGGTGCAATTGTTAAGCGTGGCGATTATGTAGCACCAGAGTATTATGCAGAGGCAGAGGCAACTGAATTTGCAGGTAAGATTATCGAAAAGGCTGCAAATGGTAATTTCAGAGTAGAGGTTACTGCTGTAGGTGAATTGGAAGGTTTAGTACTTTCCGTTCCATTAATTTATGAAGAGTACACTGCTCGTATGCAGGAAGAGGCTAACTTCTTCAATGCAAAGGATGACCTTTTAAGAGTTTACCAGCTTTATGTTGGTGATGTATTCACTCTTTCTGCTGAAGGTTTCACTGGTACACCAGAAGTAGGTAGAACTGTTACTGTAGCTGATAAGAAGCTTGTAGTAGCGTAATTAGGAAAGGAGGATAGAGAATAATGAGAAAGTTAACATTTAGTAATGCTGATACTAGAGAAGTATTTGCAAATAAGGATTATGCAGATTTTCATAAGTTAATGTTTGATACCGCTTGCGGTAAGCAGAAGGTTTCTGCTGAAGATGCAAACGCAAAGATTCGTGAGATTATGTTCGAGATTCTTGGTGTAGAGGAAGGTTGCTCTCGCAAGGATTTACATAAGGCAATTCGTAGACATAAGATTGATGTTTTCGAAGTTATTGAAGAGACTGTTTCTGATTTACTTGTTTCCGGTTGGGGCGAAGACCCATTCTTCAACGAGTTTGTAGAAATTAAGTCTATGAATACCGGTGACACCAATGAGTTCTATGTTCCAGATGACAGTGTATTGACTGTATCTGAACTTAGCGGGAATCATCATGACCTTAAGTTTGATAGGGTCTGCGTAGCGTAAGTTGCGTAACAAAATATGTATCTAATTGCTGGAAAATCCTAAAGCTATTCAAACTACAACGTAATATCTTAAATGGTATAGGCGTGAATGTGACGAAAGTAGAAAAAATTGAATAGATGGTACATGGTTAAATCCTAAATACCTTAACAATGGATAATCAGCAGCTAAGACCGAAAGGTAAAGTTCAACGACTATTCCTTGGTTATAGAAATATAACAATAGAAGTACGGCTCAAGCGAGTGGGTGAAATTCCCTTAAATGGAAATGGTACACATCCTATATAGGATGAAGATATAGTCTGCTCACAAATGAAAGTTTGTGGAGTTATTTATTAACTCAACAGGGTGTAGCGTCCCTCTAAAATTATTTCCCCAAAAATAAACATACGAAGAAATGAGATGATTGAATGAATAACGAAATTCGTTCAGGGGTTTATTGCATCGAGAATGTGATTACACATAAAAAATACATAGGTCAATCAGTAGATATTAATAATAGATGGTATAAACATAAAAGCGATTTAAACCGTGGAGTCCATGATAATGATTATCTTCAAAAAGCATGGAATAAATATGGCGAAAACGAATTTGATTTTTATGTATTGGAATATTGCAATGTAGAAGAATTAAATGATAAAGAAAGATATTATATTGATTTTTATCATTCTATGAAAAGAGACTGTGGCTATAATTTAAAATCTGGCGGTCAAGATTATAATTATTTTTCTTCAGAAGTAAAAGAAAAAATTAGTTCTTCTAACAAAAAATATTATTTGGAACATCCAGAAATGAAACAATCTCGTTCAATTGGTGCATTAAATCAATGGGCAAATCCAAAAATAAAAGAAAAAATTTTAGGCGAAAATAATAGTATGTATGGAAAACATCATACAGAAGAATCAAAGAAAAAAATGAGTGAAACACGTACTGGTAAACCAATAGCAAAAAGATATCCTAACCCAGTAATTTGTGTGGAATTAAATAAAGTATTTGATAACTCCGTAGAAGCAGGTAAAGCCTTATTTTTAGATGGTTCTGCTATTTTAAAAGTTTGTCGTGGAGAACGTAAAATATGCGGTGGTTATCATTGGGAATTTTATAATATGGGAAATAATATATGTTAAACATAAGGATTCAGACAGAGACTTGGTGCAGGTCGTACTTTCAATGTAAAGACTTCCTGGTATGGGGTTAGATTTTAGCTCCCTTGCATCGAAAGATGTTTTGATAAATAACGCATTGAATTGCTGGAAAACCCTAAAGACAATTAAACCACAACGTAATGGTGAAATATACATAAACGTGATGGTAGCGAAAGCAGAAAGAATTAATTGTATGAGAACGAGGTTAAATCCCCTGTTCTTTCTACAATGGGTAATCAGCAGGTAAGCTCCGAAAAGGAGAAACTTCAACGACTATCCCTTTATGGGAGTAGAGTTACAAGTGATTGGTAGCTCGAAGTGGTGCGCCCCTCTATAGAGAAGTAGAGGGTGAAGATATAGT